CATCTCCTGTAGAATATCCTGTCGTATCTCAACGAAGTCTTCCCATGCATCAGGGTAAAGCTCCAAGAACTGCTGAGCTGCAGACATAGTGAGTGCCTCATCAAGTGCAGCCCTCATGCCATCCTCAGAACCAGCAGAGCCAAACACCATGCCTGTCTTGATCCTACCTGTCCACTCACCCTCTTCAACAATAGGGGATAATACAATGGCTATGTCACCAGCTTTAATCTCGTAGGCCATCACTCTCTCCTCTTTACTTTGACACGTTGCTCTTTCATACGCTTGCCCTTTTCTTTAAGCCACTCTTCGGGGATGATGCGGTTAGCCCACATGAAACCTTTCTGCTCACACCAATCGCAGTACCTACTCTTGGCACCCTTGTAAAGCTTTGAATTAGCATTGTAAAACACAAAACGAATATCAAGTGTAGGATGCTGGCGCTGTATCTCTAAATGTTTACGCCTGTCCCCTGGAGAAAACAAGCCCTTCATCTCAACTATGATACCGTTATCTAGCTCAAAGTCAGGGGTGTATGTACGATACTTGAGGTCTTCCCATTCTATCTTTAGCTTTTCATAGGCTACAATCTTCTGCCTATCCTTGAGGTACGCAGCAGCCTCAACTTCAAGGCCACTGCGATACGTTCTTTTGTTGTGCTTACGCGGCACGGCCATCTCCAACCAGTACATACTCTACAAGGGGTGCTTCTTTCTTGCCCTTGTAGACACGAGAGGGTAGCTCTTTGAGATCCCAACACTTGTGCTTGAAGTCACAAAAATGACACTTAGAGTTTAGCACTAAGTTACCACTAGGCTTCTTGAAGTATGTCTCAGGCACTGGCTCATAGCAACGCTTGAAAGGTTCATCATTCTCTATGTAGTCTACGGTAGCTTGGATACCATTGATAACCTCTTCAGTGTTCACCTCAGAGGCGTCTACATACTTGAACTCACCGTTTCCTTTGTTGACTACCCACCAACCACCTACACCCTTTCCAGCGGCCTCTGCGTAGCCCACAAGCTGTGCCACGTAGCCAAAGCTATCGTCTTCATTGAGTGTGTTGAAGCTATCAAACTTATTCTTGTATGACCAAGGAGAGGCAGACTTAACGTCATCAATCTTACCGTCCATCTCCATGTCGTACTCACCTTTGATCTCCTGACCATTGGGTAGCTTGAGTGTGACAACATCATTGTCTTTGAAATCCTGGCCTACTGCACGTAGCAAACCTTTGAACACAGCCTCAACGATGTCACCAAGGATCATGTTCATCAGGAAGTGTGGCGGAAAAGGTCTACGATCTTCTGGATCATTCTTCTCGAACCACAACTGACACGGTGCCTTGCCAATGTTTGACATGCGTAAGCGGAAGTCTCCACGTGGAGGGGAGTTAAACTGTTTGTTCAACGCAGCCTCGACATCAGCGGCAACCTGTTTGGTCACCGCCTCTGTCATGCTTGCCTCACCAGCTAGAGCTTTCTGCAGGAAACTGTAGATTGCTAATTCTGCTGGATGATTCATTAGCTCACCTCAATGAAGTCGTTGTTGAGGATGTCATCAACCATTGCCGCATCATCAGATGACATGCCCTTGTCTAGACGCTCATGATACATGTCGAGTATCTTGCCATTGCTGTACTCAATAAGCTCAATGAAGTCTTTCAACATCTCATTGTCACCCTCGCCCAGTTCAACCTTGTCACCGCCGGATGCTTTGATCTTACCAAACTTAGCACCAGTAGGGATGCTGTCTTCAACACCTTCGAACTTGATCGTAGACATGATAGGCAACATGTTCTTACGCTTGAGTACACTCATGACACCATTGATACTCTTGAGTGAGTCACGGTTCTTAACGTCCATGACAAAGGGTACATCTTGGTAGGCAGAGCTATCAAGAAGATCACCCTTCTCGTCCATAGGGTTATCAAGAGACACTGTGCCGTAGTAAACATTGACACGTTTAACACTACGGATGATCTGCTTAGTAGCATCAGGCAGCGCATTGAAGTCATCAATCCAACCAGACGGGCGACCTAAGTTGAAGCCACCAATGCTATCCTTCATGTCACCATTGAGTGAGTTAGCTAAGACAGACTTCTCCATCTCTTCTGTTTCACTATTCCAACGCTGCCATTGTTGGCGCTGGGCAAAGATACGCACAGTAATGCCATTGCTGTAGATCTTTTTATCACCACGATTGAAGATGAAAGCACCTACTGGCACTACCTCTGTCTTGATTTTCTTACCACCTACTTCAATCTCACCCATGATTGGTGAGTGTAGCATACCCATACGGGCAACGGTTGGTGTTGACTCACCGCCTGACATGGACACACCCATAAGCTCAGCCATTGATTGACCACGTTCATTTGCGATAGTTAGTTCATTGCTCATTTCTATACCTTTCTATAGAGTCAAAGAGTACCTAGTTATACCTCATACATCCACTGTGTCAAGCCAGTTGGGGCCGATTTTAGCTTCAAGTAATAGTGGTACATTCATCGTCACGTTGTATGTTTTTTCTACGAGATCATTGATGTTCTTGTTAAGTAGCTCAATGATATCCAGAACTTGTTGTTCTTCATCAGGGTGTACATCAACTACCATACTGTCATGCACAGAGTTAACTACGCATGAGTGTAGAGGCTGTAACAATTCGTGAAGTTCGTTTAGCACTACAGGTACAACGTCACCCGTAGCAAACCCCTGCACAGGATAGTTCTTGATCATGGTGAAGTGACTTGGCATACCATTATCCCTGCGTCTTACGTTAGGGAATGCATACTGCCTACCTGATCGGTTAGTAATCTTCATGAAGCGCATTGCCTCATCTCCTAGTTTCTTATGCCATGCTGCTATGCCTTCATACTTCTCGACAAAGTGTTTGTAGTAAGCAGCCTCAGCCTTAGATCTGCCATACCCTGTAGCCCCAAAGAGAGGCGCAAAGGTGTGGGCCTTAGCATCTTGACGTGATGTCTTCTGCCCTGCGTCAGTAATAACCTGTGCAGTGTAGCTGTGTACGTCAAACCCTGTGTTGATCTCTTCCATTGCTTTCTCATCTTGTGCAAGGAACGCTGCCGTTCTGAACTCAAGCTGGGCAAAGTCTGCCTCCATGATCTTACCGCCATCCCAACGTGATACGAACACACGCTTAACAGGGAACGTACCACCACGAGGCATGTTCTGCATGTTAGGGTTGCGCCCACTGAAGCGACCAGTGGCTGTGATATGCTGTGTCAAGCCTACATGTAGGAACCCATCGTGCTTAGTGAAGTTAGAGATACCATCAACAAAAGAACTTAGGTAGCTGGAGATAGCAGACAGACGTTTAAGATCGTTGAGAAAAGACTCAGCCTCTTTCATGTTGTTGTTTCTTGCAGTCGCAGCAAGTATCTCAAGGTTATCTTTACCTGTGCTGAAACCGTTAGCGCTTACCCAACTCTTACTAGGAGCGCTAAACCGCAGACCAGCAACCTGTTTTGTCTCTGTTAGCTGGAACCCACGAGTGTCACAGTCCTTGCACTTGTTAGGCTTAGCGAAACGTGTACCATCTTTCTTTGTCTTGTATGTCTTACCCTGTCCCTCACAGGTAGGGCAAGTGAAAGCTTTGGTACGATAGATAAGCTCAGAGTTAGCTTTGACTGCATCCTTGTAGTCATCCACAGTAGATGTGAACTCAAACAAATCAGCCCACTCTTTCTTGTTAATCATGCGGCGAGAGAATACTACCTGAGACATCTGCTCAGGGCTGTTGAGATTGACTGGTGTATCACCCATAAGCTGACGCACCTTCTTCTGTAGGCGGTCCTCTATCTCTGCCTTCTCACTCTCGAACAGTTCCCTCACTCGCTCCAACTCTTGAAGATCGACTTTGATTCCTGACATATACATTCTGGTAAGGGTTTTGCAGGTAGTAAAGGTTGTATCTCTAATGACTGTGAGGCTTTCGGACTCAGGCTTGGCATAGTCTGCTTCGATACTGTGGAACAACTCACGAGTTGTGTCGAGATCGCTCCTAAGATAAAAGCTAAGCTCACTGAGAGGAATCTCATTGGTGTTATAGCCCTCCTTGAAGTAACGCTTGAGGGTGTCGTCCTTCTGAGCGTTAAGGTTTCTACGTTCAGCACAGGCCTCAAGGCTAAGCGGTAGCTTCTGACCACGCAGCAGTATGTATTCTGCAAGCATCGTGTCATAGATAGCGCCATCATACTTGAAGCCTGACTCCCACAGCCACATCAAGTCGTGCTGTGCATTGTGCATAATGAGCAGTGTAGTTATGTTGAGGATATCCTGCACAAGCTTACGCCCAGCGCCGGATGTATCCTTAGCCTCATCATGGTCTATGTTGACGATGTGTAGTTC